CGAACTATCTAGCGAAGCCTTCGAATGGTTGGTATCAACTTGTAGATCGTGAAACTGGTGAACTTGTTGGTGAGAAGAAGCGAGCAAAAGACATTCAAGATAATGGACAATTTTGGACAAATATGTTTACAACCACTGACTTTTCAGAGTATATTAAGAGTCGGTATACGATTGGAGAACATGCAATGTTTGCACCAGACGAGGAAACATTAGATGCCTGATATACATACTCTCACTCTAACAAATACAGCGGGTGCTGCTGTTACGTCAACAAGCGTACAAACTGTGTATGCAGCGGGAAAACTTGTGGCAACTGATGATGACCCTGTAGCTGGCCATGGTATTGCTGTTCATGCGGCACCAGTTACTAAGAATGGAAGTTCGACAGTGATTGCTGAAGGCGAGCCTGTAAATAGAAAGGGTGATGCTGATAGTTGTGGTCATGAACGAGCCGATGGTGTAGCAAATGTATTTGTTGGTGGTTAATATAGAAGGAATATTACATGATTGAACCTCTCATTTTAGGGAGTCTATTACATAATGAAGAATATACGAGGAAAGTATTACCGTTTTTAGAAGAAGAATATTTTGATAGTTTAGAGAACAAGTTAATCTATCGCACTATTGATACCTATATCAAAGACTACAACTCTGTGCCAACGAAGGATGCTCTGCGTCTTTCGTTGGAAGAGTCTCGTAGTGTATCAGAAGAACAGTTTGAAGTTGTTTCTAAAACAATCAATGAACTGTCGTATGATGATAAGAACAGCGAAGACTGGCTGCTTGATAAGACCGAGACCTTCTGTCAAGACAAAGCACTCTACAATGCGATTCGAACATCGATTGGTGTTATGGATTCCAATGATAGCAAGCTAGACAAAGGCTCTATACCCAAGCTACTTCAAGATGCTTTGGGTGTGTCATTCGACAATAGCGTCGGCCATGATTTTCTTGAGAACGTTGATGAACGATATGAGTTCTATCATCGTAAAGAAGCAAGAATTGAGTTTGATATCGAACTGCTAAATACCATTACGAAGGGTGGTCTTCCTCGTAAATCTCTCAATATCATTCTTGCTGGCACCGGCGTGGGTAAGTCTCTTGCTATGTGTCATTTTGCTGCAAGCAATCTGATGCACGGTAAGAACGTATTGTACATCACACTAGAAATGGCTGAAGAACGAATTGCTGAACGCATCGATGCAAATCTGCTTGATGCTTCTATTGATGAGATTCATATGATGCCAAAAGATGTTTTTGAAAAGAAAGTCAATCGACTGAAGACGAAAACTCCAGGTAAATTGATTGTCAAAGAATATCCAACAGCATCTGCTGGTTCAGGTCATTTCCGTCATCTACTGAACGAACTGAAACTCAAGAAGAACTTCACACCAGATATCATCTATATTGATTATCTGAACATCTGTACAAGCAGTCGTATCAAAGCAAACGCTATGGCAAACTCGTACACACTAATCAAGTCCATTGCTGAAGAACTTCGTGGTCTTGCTGTAGAGCATGATGTTCCTATTGTATCTGCTACTCAGACTACACGCTCTGGCTTCAGCAGTTCTGATGTTGGTCTTGAAGATACTTCTGAATCGTTTGGTCTGCCTGCTACCGCTGACTTTATGGTCGCTCTGATTGCTACTGAAGAACTAGAACAACTTGGTCAGATTATGATTAAGCAGTTGAAAAATCGATGGGGCGATCCAAATTCGAACAAGCGTTTTGTGATTGGTATCGACCGTTCGAGAATGAGGTTCTACAATGTAGAGCAATCAGCACAAGATGGTATGGTAGACGATACACCAGTTATGAGCAATAGTTCATACGGTGAACGATGGGATGAACAAGAGAAAGACTCAACCCTTCCTAAAAAATATGGTAAAAATATATGGAAGGCTAGTTTTGCATAATGTCGTACAAAGTAGAACGCAAAGAGGATGAGTATGCGCTAATAGAAAACGAACAAAACATCATAATGACTTTCAAAAGTCGAAGGCGAGCGAATGAGGTATGTAGAGGGTTAAATCTTGGTAAGGGATTTGATGGTATGACTCCTAACTTCTTCACTCGTGCGATACCACCACTTTCAATTGACGACGAGATATAAAAAAAGCCGCTTCTTACGAGGCGGCTTTTTATTTCCCTAGTAACGTGGTCGAACGCAACCCCAGCGGCCCATATGGGCGACAACGACTTTTCCTTGCTTTGGATCGACTTGATCTTAACACTTGCCTCTTGTACTCCTTTGAATACACTAACACGCACCCTAGTGATCTATTTATACGAAAAACTTACTTAAAACAAAACTTTTTTAAATTTATTTTGTTAGAGGATTGTCAAGCGCTTCTTGAAGGGTCTTTCTTAGACTCGCATCTAGCTTTTCCATCTTACCATCTATACGATCCTCTGTTTCACGCATAGTATCTCTAGCATCCTTCTCAGACTCACGAGAAAGGTCTGACAGTTCTCTCATACGAAGATCAATATCTCTCTGAAGAACTTTCATTCTACGATTGGTATCATCCGTTACCTTTTCCATACGAATGATGTCGTCTTTCAACCCTTGTTTAATATCTCTGGTATAGTCTATTGCCTCTTCTAGTTTCGTCACCACAAGAGCGTTGTCTGCTTTGATTGCTTGTATATCGATGTTCTCAACAATCTCTTTCATGTCCATATAGTCTTTGTAGAACTCAAAGCCAGCCCATAGACCACCTGCAAGAGTAGATAGAACTGTAAAGAGGACCATCATCTTGCCCCCTTTCAACTTCATACCAGCAATTTCTACTTCTGCCATTATTCTCTCCTAATCCTCAAACTGCAATGCTTTCAGTTGGTTGAGTTCCCTCTCAAGTTTGAGTATTTCTAATCGTTTCTTTGATAGTTCTAGTTGATAAAGAGTATTACAGTTGACTCTTGACTTTGGTCTTGCGCCAAGTGGTATCACAATTCTTGCATACACACCAACGTCTGGCGAACTGTCATCAAATTGTGGATCACCTCTTTGAATGCCTGTAACACCAAACTCAAGGTTTGTTGCAGAGCCAATAGAGTTTTGACAATCTAAATCACCAGCACGAAATCTATCACTTCCAAAGTTGCTTGGCGCACTTGGTATACTCAAGTTTAAAGATTGACTATATGCATTAAAGCTGAATAGCAATGCGAACAATGCTATAAAGTATTTCATCGTTTCACTTTAGAGCATATTCGTGACGATACGAATGTTCCTGCTCCCTTATACAACTTAGATTTTGTACAAACATATACGACTTTATCAACAACTTCTTTTTGAAAATATACCTTAATCGTTTTTCTTTTCGTATAAGGAAGTTTGAATAGTCGTTGAAATGATGCAAATGGAAGTTTATTCCACTCGCTATCGAACACAGATATCTGATAGTAATCAACATCACTTCTTCTGTTGTACATCTTAATCTCTGTAGCATATACATCAGTCACTTCAGATTGTTCAATCTTCAAGTATGCCGGTGTCATTTCATGGGCAGCAGCGCTAAAAGAAAACAATAACGCTGCTGCTAAAATTACAATTCTCATAATGTCCTACCTTATTTTGCAATGCACTCCGCATTTACAAGTGTTGTATATGTACCAGCAGGGAAAGCCTTACTGTTACCGTAGTCTACCTGTGAAGAGATTTTGAACTTAGTTGTACCAGCAACCGTCAAATCATATTCGTGAGTGTTGTTGAATGTTATTTTGTTAGTGTCATAGTCCGCCATTCCAGTATCAGATACACTATGAACTTCAACATTCCCTGTGAATGCTAGAGTATCTGTTAGGCTTGGTGAACTTGAAAATTCACTTGGAAATGTTATTTTTCCTTTGAACGCATCAGCAAGTGCTACGTCATAACGAATGATTGGTTGAACGCCACCATCTGCCGCAGTAGTAGAAAGTCTGCTTGCGAGTGGTGTGCCATATACACCTTGTGTTTCAGTAAAGATTACACACTTAGACTCTACTGTTCCTGTGATTGGTGCATTTTCGTTTGCGAGTGTTTGACTTGCAAATACTGCTCCAACGATTGCTAAAAAATAACCTATTGTTCTCTTAGCCATATTTTTATCTCCTATTTGTCGTACTGTGACCTAATGATTGTTTCAAACTTTTGGTCTTTAGCGAGGCTTCTCATTGCCCTTCTGTTATCAGGTAATGTACCATCTTTTAACTCAATAGTTTCTTCATAGGTGCCACCTTGTATATCAGCAGCGTAATACGAATCAAATTTAGGAACAAGAGACATTTGATCAAACAGTGCAGAAAGTTGCGCCGCATTGACTAGTAATGGATTGTTCTCTTGTGCTAATTGTCTTCTCTTTTCCTTGTCTTCTAAACTATTCTCTTCATCATCTTTACGTTCATCATCTTCATCATCTACGTCTACTTTGTCTGCAAGAGCATCCTGCACTTCATCTGAATCAAACGGATTTACAATCACAGGCAATTCTGGTGGCTCATCTTGTGGGCATAACGGGTTCGTCAGTGGATCAAGACAGTCGTCAAAAATATAACTGTAGCGAACGTTAGCATCTGATACTGTTCCTTCTCCAGTTGTAGTCAGACTTCCATCACCCCATATCTCCCTTGGTAAATTTGCAACGGGTATATTCTTATCAATCGTGTTACCGTCTAATCCAGACCAAACATCTGTGCTTTCAAAGATGTTTTCACCGCCACCAACTCTTTCGTTTTGAATCGTTACTGTAAAGTCGTCTTCCCTAACCTTTGTTACTGTATAGTTATAATGTACTTGATTTACGATAAGACCCGTTTCAGGTGGTAATATCGTTTGCATGTCCCATACTGTTTGACCGTCTGCTGCATTTCCAGACGTAGCAGTTTTTGTCTCAGAGTAGGCTGAGAATGGCAAGCAAGCCGAGAACAATGCCGCCACCAATAAGGGTAATCGTGCTATCATCTTCCATTACACTCCTAACTGTATTCTCTTCTTTTGGCTGCAACGCCTCATCGTCTTGCCATGCTGCTTTAGCTTCAACACCAATCTTACCATCATATGGACAAGGTGTTCCGGCGTGCATCATAGCATCAAACACTCGTTTATCTTGACACATCACAGATACAGCAGCAACTTTCATTCCCATATCATATAGCGTTTTAGCATTCTTCAGTTTCTCGCAGTTCATATCTCGTACAGTCTTACCAGCAGACAGACCTAGAATCTGTGTCTGAACAGCGCCAGAAACACCAATCGTACACAAATCAGAATTTGAGGTATTGATATTGGGAGAAATAGCAGACGGCGGAGGAGATTTAACCGTAGTCTCAGAATCAATCTTACTCGTGTTATCCGTCGTTATCTTATCTTCTGTTTGTGCATGTGCGACCGAGGACGCAAAAATCAAAGCAAACAAAGCAATGATAAATCTATTCATCTCATCAATCCTAATATAATTTAATCGTATTTCATGTTCTTATTTATACAAAAAGACTTTACAAACGACCTCGAATAGTATATACTCTATAAGAATGATAATAGGAGACTAAGATGAAATGGATACTAATCAGCGCATTATTAAGTGGAGGTACTATCACATACCCAGATGAAATAACTTGTAGAAAAGCTGTCGTCGAAATAATCAAATCAACCCCAAATGGAGCCTTGTGTATTCCTGCTGGTATTGATGAAAGCGAAGAGGCTATGATGAAATTTTCAAAACTACTTGACGCATTGACAAAAGGCTTGGGAGATAATACTTGGAAAAAACAGTAAAAGAACTTGCTACCGAAGCGATTGACGAGGCTCGTATTCTAGAGAGTGGTCGGGAAGAGTTTAGTGAGACTCGTATGCTAGAAACTGCTGAACTTCTCTCTGGTGTGCCATACTTCATGGTCAAGGATGTATATGAAAGGATTAACCGATGAAGAAAACATATCGGGTCGAACAAGCGAAGTATAATCTCAAATGGCATAAAGATGCTGAGATGTTGAAGAAATATAATCTAAACTGGGTACAAACGCTCAGGACAATGGTATGGGCTAAACCAGAAGTCTTTCACACGTTCATCTATAAGAACGATAATCTAGTTGCACTACACACTCGTAAGAGTTTTCACGAAGCAGAGGCTCTGGGTAAGAAAGTATGTTCGTATAAATAGACGAAAGAGAGATTGTAAGGACTCACCTATGCTTGGATTAAAACAATATATTGCAGAACAACAAAATTTAGAAGATTTGCAAGCATCTATTGAAGAAATGGGTTACAAAAATATTAAAAAAATCTCTAGCAGGCGTTTGAAAATACTTGTACCTGCGAAGGATAGAATGTCTGCCGCAGAAAAAGTTGCTAATAAGTTAGGTGGTAAGATGGCAACAATTGGTTTAGATGCTGGTAAACCAGTTGTCGATTTTGTTAATAATCTAAAATTGTATTTTAAACCTATTCCTGGTAGTGGAATTGGCGGAACAGCAAAAGAAGATGCTCAACTCACCTCTCTACAAAATCAAATACAAACAGAATTAACAAATGAAGATTTAATGGAGATACCAATTAAAATTGGCAGCTTATATTACAATGTAGCAGGTGCGGCAACAACACCCGGCACTCCTAAGTCTGATTTTCATCTTCTTAATCTGAAAGGCGAAGAGATTGTTTGGATTTCACATAAAGACGGCTCAACATCAAAACATTTTCAGCAATGGGGCGGAATGAGCAAAAGGTCTGAACCAAATATAGCAAATCATCCAGAATCGAAAAAATTTGTTGAAGATGTAAAGGCAAAATTTGGTGGCGTTATGCCACGAAAAACCACGGTGAGTAGAAAAATTGTAGACAGCAAATTAGCCAATATGTCAGTATATGGTAATAAATTTGGATCTTCTATGGGTAGACAAAATGTTACATTGTTGCTACAAGGTCCAATCAAATTGACTAAAAAGAAAGACTATTATGAATTAACTTCTAATCACACAGCAGTCAACGGCGAAATAATGACAGGCGGGTATGCACCAGTCTTTATGGCAATATATAAAGGTGACAGAAGTAATTATGGAATTAAAGGGGCACGTTTAGTTATTCAACCAGCAAACTCTAGGAAATCGAGTAAAATATAATGAAAAACTTTAACTCCTACCTCATAGAACAAAAGAATACTCATATGGAGCATATTGAGGACAACGTTCTCAATGGCGGCGTGAATGGCGCTCGTGAAGCGATTAACTTTCTACGCTCGCTTCGTGATATGCTCTCAGGTGATGCCAAGACTACAGTAGACGCTACAGTGAAATGGGACGGCGCTCCAGCCGTATTTGCAGGGATTGATCCAAATGATAACAAATTTTTCGTTGCCAAGAAGGGCATCTTTAACAAGAACCCAAAGGTATATAAGACAGAAGCTGATATTGATGCAGACACGTCTGGCGATTTGGCAGATAAACTTAAGGCTTCGTTACAAGAGTTTTCAAAATTGGGTATCACAGGTGTCGTTCAAGGTGACCTTCTCTTTACCAAAGGTGACACGAAAGACATTACCTATAATGGTGTCAAGCACATTACTTTTCATCCTAATACCATTGTTTACGCTGTACCAAAAGACACTCCATTGGGTCGTCAGATTGCACGAGCCAGGATCGGTGTCGTATGGCATACTACTTACACGGGTGACTCATTTGAAACAATGCGAGCAAGTTTTGCGAAGCCAATTGCACAAACTCTGACAGACACATCTAGAGTGTTCTCTACCGACGCCGTATATCGTGATGTTTCTGGTAAAGCTATGATGACAGAAAAAGAGACTGCTGCGATTACAGCAATCCTATCAGACGCAGGTAAGATTTTCAATAAGATTGACCGTGCTACACTCAATGGTATTTCAGACAACGACGAACTTCTTATGAGAACAAAAACATTCCTCAACACAAAAGTTCGTGCTGGTGAGAGAATGGGAAACACGACAAAACTAACGAAAGACCTTATGAAGTATCTCATGGATTACTTTGGAAAAGAAGAAGGCAAGCGTAAGACAGAGAAGGGTAAGTCTGGTGTCCGTGGTCGTCAAGCATCTGTTATGGAATACTTTGCAAAGACTGATAGTAAAAAAGTTAAACTGATTTTTGACCTGATGGATAAGATTGTGCAAGCAAAGGAAATCATCATCAAGAAGATGGACCAAGCAGCTACAATCAACACTCTACTCTCTACAAAAGATGGATACAAAGTTACGGGTCAAGAAGGTTTCGTTGCTGTAGATAGAATGAAAGGCAATGCTGTAAAGCTAGTTGATAGACTTCAGTTTAGCCACGCTAACTTCTCTGCTGACGTGCAGAAGGGTTGGCAGAAATGACAGCATGTCACATTGCATAAATAGTTCTATCAGATAAGCAAAAATGTACTATCTGATTATGACTCCTACACACTAAATAAAAGCAGGAAACGCCGAAAGGGTTTCTTGCTTTTTTAATATTGAAAACGTAGGAGTTTTAACCATGTCAGTAAAAACATATTTCAAAAAGAAAATGGATAACTGGGTAGTAGATCGTCAGATTAATGTTTGTAATCAAATGTTAGGTATGTATGCACTGGGTCCAACTCATCGTAAAGAGGTAGAACAGATTTATACTAGACTATTAGCAGAACGCAGAAGTCGATAAAATATCTCTCATAAAGAATTATAAATAGGGTTGATGCTTGACGTGTCAGCCCTATTTTTGTATGTGAGGATTGTTATGAAACCAAAGAAAGCGTATATATTAAAAATCGATACAGATATATCAAATGAGTATGCAAAGACTGCTGCTGATTCCTGTGATAAAATAGGAATGCCTTGGGAGTATTTTGAGGGTCTTCAACCAACCGAAGACAATGATAGCCCTTGGGAATACGTTCAAAAGCAAGGCGTTAAGTTTGACAATAAGAAGCCAAGCACAAAGGGTAAACCTGCTATGGCGACAGCAGGTCACTTTCTTCTGTGGCACAAGATACGTCAAGAGAATGATTGTGCGATTATTTTAGAGCATGATGCGGTTCTACTTCACAAAGTAGATATCGATATACCAGACAATGCACTTGTTTGTCTAGGATATAAAGTTAAAGACCCCGAAAACTATAATCACGAAAAGGTCGGACCTCCTTCAAGATTAGAAGAGAGGCGAAGACACGGTGGCGCTCACGCATACGCTCTTACTGCGACCACAGCAAACACATTGCTAGAGAACGTAAACAGTGGTAAGAGAATCAATCATATTGACAATCAGTTCTTTCTAACAGACAATAGCCGTGGTAATGTTAAGCTGTTTATCACAGACCCAATAGCAAGTCTTGGTTGGTTGAGACAATCAACTATCTGGGGCAAGTCAGCAGTTGATAATTATCAACCTATATTGGAGTCTTTCAAAGAGAACTACATATCAAAAGAAAATCTAGGAGAGAAAAAGGGTGGTGGTATTTAAATGAAACGATTGTTATTTCAAATCTATATTCCTATTCGTGGGCAAAGTAATCTGTATGATCTATGTACAGAGTCAGCAGCGAAGTATTGCGAGAAGTATGGTATCGACCATGTGATTATGAGAGAACCTAAACTTCGTATCAATCCAGAGATGGCTCGTACTGAGCGTAACAAGATTGGATTGATGAAAGAAGCAGGCTATCTACCAATCTTCGAGAAGGAGTGGGCATTCACATATCTAGATGATTATGACCAGATTGCTGTTATCGACTCAGACATTTACATTCGTGAATCAGCGCCAAACATCTTTGATGACTTGCCACCAGAGTATGATTGGGGTGGTGTGCTAGAAAGAGACCTACCACTCTCTCACAATCATCGAAGAAAGATTCGAGGATACTCTGGCGATATGTTCAAGAAAGCGCCATGCAATGATGTTGACTGGCAGTGGAACGAAGACGGTGCTGGGTTTATGAATATGGGTATGATGCTATTCAACAACTCGATTCGTAAGTATGTTCCTGAGTATAAAGAGCCTGAGAAGTTCATTCATCGACCACTGTTCAAAGACCTTGTAGATGGCATTGGTTTGTTTCGCTACTCGACAGACCAAGTGCTATTGAACTATTGGCTTCGTAAAGACGGTGCTAATGTCAAGCATATGGACTGGCGATGGAACGCTTTGTATCGTGGTGCTGAAGACAGCAAGATTCCAGAAGCACACTTCGTTCACTTCTTTCTCAAGGATCACTTAGGTGGTAAAGGCGAAGACATGAACGCTATCAAAGGAATCCTTGGGATATGAAGAAACTGTTTATTCACATACCAAAAAATGGTGGTATGACAATCAGGTGGCCAGCACTCAGTGGTCCTCTCAAACCATACGTTCAGATAGTTGACAGAACAAATCTAAAGTCAAGTCAATATATCGACAACGTAAAACGAAAGATGATTGAGACTGGTCATACAAGAGACCCAGGGCTTGAGCATGGTAGATGGAGAGATGTTCATCCTGATGTAACAAGTAAGATGACTGCATTTGCTATTGCTAGAAACCCGTGGGATAGAGTTGTGTCGAAGTATTGGTTCGCTTATAAGGGTAGATTTGTTGAAAAAAACTTATCAGAAGATTATGTAGATGTTTCATCGTTTGAAGCGTTTCTAGAAGAGAGACATAAATGGATTGATGTTGAGTATATGTGGCACAGAGCAATCAGACACTGGACGCCAGTCTACGACCATGTGTGTGATGAGAATGATGTTGTTAGATGTGATATCATAAGACTAGAGCATCTCAACGACGAAATCTGTAAGTATTTGGGCATAGAAGAAATGACTCGTGCCCGTAACGTCACTGATGTGAACAAGAAGACTTATCAAGAAATGTATACACCACAGACGATTCAAATTGTGGCAGACTTGTATCAAAAAGATATTGATTATTGGGGATACGATTTTGATAGCAGTGCAACTAAAAACTATTGGGCTTTGAGCAATGAAACTTAATGAAATCTTTAGAAAACACTCTTGTGACAAAGACAGGCATCATTACTATGAAGTATATGCTAAAGACTTTGAGCCACGAAGAAATGACCCAATCAATATCTTAGAAGTTGGTATTCATAAAGGAAGCAGTCACTCTTCGTGGGTAGATTACTTTCCAAATGCTCAAGTCTATGGTATTGATATCTTCACTTGGCCTGATGGCTCAACACGAATCACACCAGAGCAAATCTCCATACTGAAGCACGAAAGAGTTCATTGGCTGAAAGCGGACTCTACACTCCCCATCTATAGTGATATCAAATCTGCATGGGGTAATGTCAAATTTGATTTCATCATCGATGATGGTCTTCACACACCAGAAGCAAACACAAAGACGTTTGAAAATCTTATCGGCTTTCTAAAAGATGATGGCATCTTCTATGTAGAAGACGTTTGGCCACTTGATATCATGACAGAAAATGAGTGGTCACATCAGTGGATTAAAGATAGACCAGAGCGTTATAACTTAGAACTTTGGGACGGTTTTGCAAAAGCAATAAATCAATATAAGGTGACAAAGATTGATTTGAGGGGACCGTCTCGTATGCCAGATAGTTATATCGTAAAGATAGAAAAATGATATACATTGCACATCGTGGAAACATAGCCGGACCCAACCCAGAGTTTGAAAATAGCGTTGAGTATATTCAAAGTGCTTTAGCACAAGGATACGATTGTGAGATTGATGTGTGGTATGATCATGATCGTAAATGGGGATGGTTTCTTGGTCATGACTATCCACAATATCCCATTTATTCTCAGTTTCTAGCAACACCAAGGCTATGGATACATTGTAAAAACGACAAAGCATTGTATCAAATGTCAAAGCATGTTCACTCACAATTTCAATATTTTTGGCACCAAGAAGATGACTACACACTAACTTCTAGAAATAATATCTGGTGTCTACCCAATAAAGAAATATCATATAGAAATAGAAGCAGAGCAATTGTTGTAATGCCAGAAGTTCATAACCAAGACGTTAAAGGATATGGTGGCATCTGTTCAGACTATGTAGAGGCATATAAAAATGGATCAAATTAAACTACTAATACTTGATGTGGATGGTGTGCTAACAAAAGGCGTGAAGGTATATGATAAAGACCACACACCAGTATATAAAGAGTTCATGTGTAAGGACTTCACTGCAATCAAGAGGTTCATAGCAGCAGGGATAGATGTTGTGATGATATCAGGTGATGAGTGGAATCGTACAATGGCAGAGAAGCGAAACATTCCATTCTTCTGCACGAGAGACAACAACTTCAGCCTAGATAAGTCAAAGCATCTGGACACTTTTTCTGAAATGTATAATCTTGATAGAGGTCAAATGGCATTTGTCGGTGATGACTATTTTGACCTGTCGATGTTTGAAGTTTTAGATTGGTCGTTCTGTCCATCTGATGCTCCAAACACGATAAAAGAAGCAGCACACAGAGTACTACAGTCGAAGGGTGGCGAAGGTGTCATCGTTGAATTATACGATATTGCATCAGAAGAATGGATCATTGAAGCGTCTATGGAAGAGGTGTTAGAGTTAGATACGAAGGAACTAGCGAGTGCAGAAATGAAATGAATCTATACGATTTAGCGCTTTACGGGCATCTTACAGTAGACCATATCATTAAAGATTTCAAAGAGAGCATATCTTTGGGTGCAATCGCTAACTTCTGGATTGCGATTAAGAAGATTAATAATGTTCTTAAAGTAAAGTTGAATCCATGCGCTATAGGTGATGCAATCATTCTAGTAGATGAATGTATGAGTCAACGTGTTGGTAGAGGAAATCTAAACACAAGATGCGTAACTCCGGAAATAGTGAATTCACGCTGGCATCACATTATGTATCTCAATCAACTGAAAGATACGTCATTCATATCTGATATAAAGTCTGGTATCATATCAGCAGATACGACAGCGGGCAGTATGGTTATTCATGAGCAACTCAAGCATATAGATTATCTTTTCATATCAGACGAAGACATTGATTGTGATGTTGAAGAACTTGCATCGTTAGTAAAAGGTTGGGTTATTCTACATTACCCAGGCGGTAGCTATTCGTCAGATGGTAATAGAAACATCACAAAGACGAATGATGTAATCAAGAACATAAATATTTTGGGTGCTGGCGATACGTTTGCTGCTTGCTTTATTTCATCTATGTTGATGGAAGATAATATAGACAATGCATTAGATTATGCACACGAGAACACGATTAAGGTATTGACAGATGAAATATAACTTACTTTTACCAATCGCTGGCAATGGACAAAGGTTTGTTGATAAAGGGTACGAGTTACCAAAACCTCTTATCAAAACAAATGGTAAGACAATTATTGAAAGGTCGCTTGAGTCGGTCAAGTTAGACCAATGCAATATGATATTCGTTGTACGGCGAGACCACATTGATGATTTCAATATACAAGAAAAGCTATTAGAGAAATATCCAGACGCTAAGTTTGTTGTCGCAGAGACATTAACTGATGGTGCTTTGAGTACTTGTATGTTAGCAAAAGATTATATCAATACTGATGAACCACTTATCATCTTTACGCCAGATTGTTATTTTGAACCACAAATAGTACCTGAAGATATTGATGAGAAATATCAAGGAATGGTATGTGTGTTCAACTCTACAAGCCCAGCACATAGCTATGTAAAGTTAGATAAAGCTGGGTTTGTAACTGAGACTGCTGAAAAAGAAGTTATCAGTGATATGGCTATTGGTGGTTTATACTATTTCAGTGTGGGTAGAATGTTCGTTCATTGTGCTGAGTATATGATAAGTAATAATATGAGAACCAAAGGAGAGTTTTACATCGCACCAACATTCAACCTGTTAATAATGGAGGGACTGAAAGTTGGTGTAGATGTTAATACAAAGCATGAAATTCTGGGCACACCAGAAGATTTGGAGCAAGTGAATGAGAGATAAGCAGCTACGAAAAAGACTGTTGAAACTACTATATGACCATCAAGAAGAGCATGTAGGTAGTTGCTTTTCGTGTATTGATATCATCGATGATATACACAGTCGTATGAAAAAAGATGATATATTTGTTCTATCAAACGGTCATGCTGCGTATGCATTGTATTGTATTCTAGAAAAATATCATGGTATTGATGCTGATGCTCTTGTGAAAAAGCATCTGGGTCATCCAAATCTAGATGTTGAAAACAAAATCTACTGCTCAACGGGTAGTCTCGGACAAGGGATAACGATTGCAGTTGGTGCAGCAATCGCAAGCCCACACAAAAACGTCTATGTCACTATAACAGATGGTGAGTGTGCAGAAGGTTCTGTTTGGGAAGCATTGAGACTTATACACGAACGAAATCTACAAAATATAGAGGTTCATGTCAATGCTAATGGCTATGCCTGCTATGACCCGGTTGATGTAAATTATCTAGAGAGAAGATGTAGAGCGTTCTTGCCCAATATATGTTTTCACAGAACGAAGGTAAATGAACTGTCGTTTCTAGCTGGTATCGATGCTCATTATATGAAGATGAGTGAAGAACAATATCTTAAAGGATTGAAAGAGATAGACAATGAGCGTTCGTAAAAAATTCACAGAACTGCTATATCACGAAATGGCTATCAACGAGAACATCGTGATTGTTGCTGGTGACCTTGGATGGAAACAATTCGACCAGCACAGACTGACATACCCAGACAGATTTATTAATGTGGGTGCTGCTGAACAACTGATGGTTGGCGCAGCAGTTGGTATGGCACTTGAGAAGAAAATTCCTATTGTATATTCTATGACGCCCTTTACAATCTACAGACCATTCGAGTTTATACGAAATCAATTAGATGTTGATAAGATTCCTGTCAAGTTATTTGGTGCAGGTAGAGACTACGATTATGACTGGTTAGGACCGTCACATTGGGCACACGATGACAAAGAGCATATGAGCGGATTCAAAAACATAAAGAAATTATGGCCCATAGATGCTGATGATATGGAATCAAAGTTTAAAGAGATATTGTATGATGATGCTCCATATTATGTGAACTTATCACGATGAAGATAGCAATTGGAATATCTGGACTGTATAGAAATAATGTTGGTGGCAATGGTGTAAGACGCCGACCAGTTAGCGTGTCTTCTAATTTATTGGAAATGAAAAATAAATTCAAAGCAGATATGTATTATCACACATGGGATACTGAACTTAACAAAATTCCATTAGAGTATCGCAGTGGTAACTTTTTCACTACACCAGAACCAATTATGGAATATCATCCTATATTTGACCCAAAGCCAACTAGAAGTCCAAAGCATCATTGGTATAGAAGAACTAAAACCGATGGTGATAAAACGCTTCACGGCAACAAGCAAATAATTGGTTACAGCAATCTCTTCGATAAGATACCAAATGATTATGACCTCTACATCAGAACAAGATGGGACTGCTCAATCAATCCAAATTTTGACTTTGAGTCATGGTATGATGTTGCACTCAATGAAGGTCCAGTTGGTTTCATGATTAGAACCAGTGGTCTAAACAAATATGATTTTCGCAATACAAAAGGTCATATGGTACCCAAAACAGAAGATATAAATCAACATACAGACTGGTTTGAACAACTCGCAGATAATTTAATCATACATACTAGAGAGCAATTAGATACGAGTCTGGTATATGATTTGCACGAGCAACGTCAACTGTTAGGTGCTGAATGGGGATGGTGGCAAGTAATGAGTAAACCATATGGCGGAACTATACACACAAGCGTTTATGGAGGAGTGAATTTAGAAAGATGAAATGCTTTGCAATCGTAATGAAAGACCATGCCCTATCTGAGGGTGGATACAAAACTCTCGTTGAGTCATCAGAAAATGTTGGAAATGACTTTACAATCGAAAGGTTTGATGCTATCGTAGCAGATAATGTCGATGAGCATATGGAGAAAGAAGGCTTGAAGTGGACTTGGCCAGACAGTGGTCGTGTATACAATGAGAAACTCAAGATGAAGTTTCATTATTATGGAGGACCACCAAAGCGTCGTTATGCCTGTGCTATGAGCCACTACTATCTGTGGAAGAAGTGTGTAGAAGAGAGCGAACCAATTCTAATTCTAGAACACGATGCTAAGTTTCTTCGTAAGTTTGACGCTCAATATGTGATTGACTCAGATTATGAAGTGATTGGTATCAATGAGCCGAGAGGAAATACAAGGCTTGATGGTCGCTTTCATTCTGTAGTGCAAACAGCGCCTGGACCACTCGTTGATTGCCCAGTGATTGATAGTATGGAAGTTCCACAAGGTATTGCTGGTGCTTCAGCATATGTCATTAAACCAGAAGGAGCAGATCAAATCATTGGTGCTGCTTATGATCATGGAATGTGGCCCAATGATGCATTGATATGTCAACAACTCTTTCCATTTCTTGGTGTTACTAAGACATACTACACAGATACGCAAAGATTGAAATCAACAACATTTACTAATGCATGAATGAGCGATAACGCTATTATACTACGTTTGCAAAAATAGTCAAGTCTTTTTTTGTATAAATAATCAACATATCATAGACCAGTCAAGTCTAAGGAAAACCTGGAGAGAAAATATGGAAGATGAGAAGAAGTCCAAAAAGGACAAGAAGAAGAATGATGCTGTCGTAAAGAATACGATTGAAATCAATCCCAAGCTAGAAGAAGATGTATCGCCAACAGCGGTATTCTCGTTTGGAAGGATGAATCCTCCCACGATTGGTCACGAAAAACTCGTTGCCAAAATCAATGCAGTCGCAAAACAGAACAATGCGATGCCACATCTCTATCTCTCACAATCATACGATTCAAATAAGAATCCATTGCCATATGCTACTAAGATTGCTCTCGCAAAGAAAGCATTTGGTAATATGGTTATGAAGTCTCGCTCAAAGACGCTTATGCAGGTTGCTAAAGAGCTAGAAGACATGGGTCATACAAAACTGATTATGGTTGCAGGTTCAGACAGAGTTGAAGAGTTTAAAACCCTACTCAACAAATACAACGGTAAAGACTACACGTTCGACTCTATTGAAGTCGTCTCTGCTGGCGAGCGTGATCCAGATGCTGAAGGTGTGGCTGGTATGTCTGCATCTAAGATGCGAGCCGCTGCTGCTGCTGGTGATGAGAAAGCATTCAAGTCTGGTCTTCCTAAGAAGCTACAGAGTTCTGCAAGTAAGGTGTACCAAGCGGTCAGAGATGGTATGAAGATTGCTGAAGAGATGGAACAAGAGCTTGGCGAAGACTTGATGTTCGAAGCTGTTCTCAGTGTCGCTGCTCGTAGAAAGAGAGCGATGGCCTTTAAGAAAGCTAAATCTAAGATTATGCGTGGTCGTAAGATTGCTGCAAAGAAGATGGCGTCACCTGAGAAGTTGAAACTTCGTTCTCGTAAAAAAGCAATTGAGGTTATCAGAAAGAAAGTTGCTGGCGCTAAAGGCACAGATTATAAAAATCTTTCTCCATCAGAAAAAATGTCTATTGACAAGAAGGTTGAAAAGAAGAAGGGTCTGATTGCGAAGATTGCTAAAAAGCAATTTCAAAAAGTGAAGCAAGCTGAAAAAGAAAGACTTGCAAAGGTCAGAAGTGGACCAGCTAAAGAAAGTGTGAACGAAGCAGTTGCACCTGAAGTCAAAAAGGGTGACACTATCACAGTTAGTAAAAGCGAACGCCAATACAAGATGGGCGGCATTGTAGACCCAAAGACAAAAGTGCCATCTGAAAGCGATAAGATGGTCGTTCAGAAAATCACAAAGTCATCAAAGGGTCGTAAAGCACATCTCACATATCAAGACTCTAAGAAGAGAGGTGGCTATGCTATCTATCTTGATGATATGCCAGACTTCATGTCTGTAACAGTAGAAAGCGTCAACGAAGAGTTTGAAAATCTTTTTGAAAGAGAAGACAAAGATATTGGTGATAGAGAGGGTTCTCAACCAGCTAAGTATCACAGCGGTCTTGCTAAGTCTACAAAGCAGAAGCGTGATGCTCAGTTTAGAAAAGCTGCTGAGAAAGATAGTGATGACCCATCTGCTTATCCAGATAAACACGCTGGCGACTCTGATGCTAAGACGAAGACTTCAAAGCATACAAAGCGCTATCATCAAATGTTTGGTAAAGAGAACACAGTCAAGCATGACCAGCGTTTCAAGCGTTATAGGGTCAACATGGTAAAACCAGTTGAACTTGATGAGAAGGGTTTCATCGAAGAAGTTGACTATATGCTCAATGATGTTTTGAACGAGATGTTCGAAGAAGTGATTGTAGAAAAATCTCTTGAGGGATTAAAAAAAAAGTCTGAGAAGTCTGGTATTCCCTATGGTATTCTCAAGAAGGTCTATGATAGAGGTATGGCTGCTTGGAGAACTGGTCATCGCCCTGGCGCTGGTCAAGAGCAATGGGCATATGCTCGTGTAAACTCTTTCATAACAAAAGGAAAGGGTACATGGGGTAAAGCTGATGCTGACCTAGCCGCTAAAGTTCGTGGTGAAGAAGTTGACCTTGGTGAAGGTGCTGTAGATACTGCAAGAGCAGCAATCAAAAGAGAAAAAGAAGCTGATAAAAAGAAACACGATGCTATAATGGATCGTGCTAGATTAGCAGATACAAAAGCAACAAACAGAAAAGAAGAAGTTGATATTGATGAAGGTGTGAATGACCCAGGCATCTTCAAAGCTGTATTTCTTGCTGGTGGTCCGGGGTCAGGCAAATCATTTGTTGTTGGTAAAACAGCATTGACTGCTTTAGGATTGAAGCTAATTAATTCTGATGATGCGTTTGAAGCACAACTGAAGAAGGTTGGGTTGAAACCAACACCTGAAGATATCTTCTCACCTAAAGGTCAAGAGGTTCGTGCCCGTGCGGTAGCACTTACAGGTATGAAACAAAAACTCGCCTTAAATGGTCGTTTAGGGCTTGTCATTGATGGCACGGGTAAAGATTATACTAAGATTAAAAGACAGGCTGACGAACTTACAGAACTTGGTTATGATATTGCAATGATATTTGTCAACACAGACCTTAAAACTGCACAGGCTCGTAACAAAAAACGTGAACGCACATTACCCGAAGATCAAGTTGAGAAGATGTGGGATGCTGTTCAGCGCAACATTGGTAGATTCCAAAAAAAGTTTAAGCAAGACTTCATCGTAATTGATAATTCAGAAGGCGTGAGAGATTTTGATGCTGCTACAATGTCTGCATATAAAAGAATGTCAGCGTGGGTGAAGAAAACTCCCAAGAGGTCAGCAGCGAAACAATGGATTCGTGCTGCACAAGCAGAAAAACAGCGTGGTATGAAAGAAGCAAATAGTTGGAGAACAGATGGTCATTATCTAGAGAATGGTGAAGAATGGGATGGCGACCAACATGCTTATGAAGGAGAAGTTTATACTGGTGCAGAACATGGTCCAGATAGCAAACGCCTCTATCATTATAAAGAACTATCCCCAAGCATTCGTGCAAAGATTGATGCTGCATTAAAAGAAGATAATCGTGAGAACATACAAGTAGGTGATTTTGAAACAAAGCATTTTGATATGTGTCCAAGTGCTGTTGCTCTATATAAGAAGCTAGAGCCTACTGACGAAGTTGTTAAATCTGCCAAACTACACGATACTCTTTTTGGCATTGAAAAGGAAGTCATTGAAACAGAAACAGCTACACAAGATGATTTGGATACCGCAAAAAAGATTGCTGCTCAGATCATGTCAATGGCTAAGACAATGGATAAAGAAGAAGAGCATAACTATATACAGAGTCATATAGATAAGATTGCCGAATATGTGAAAGACGTTAAAGAAGAGAAAGAAGAAGTTGATCATGATAAGTGTGGAACACCAGATTGTTGCGGGCAATGTGATACCGCAACAGATGATGTGAATGAAGCGTTTAATGCTATGATTAGCGATACGATGTTTCAAGAACAACAAGTAAAGGCTGGATTTAAATCTTCAGATGATGTAGACGAATCTAGAATAGGCTTTATGTTAAATAAAGACAAATACAAACAAGCTGCCAAACTCGTAAAAAAAGAAAAAGAGAAAGATAAAACTGGAAGACATTCTAATTCTTATTGGGCAGCAGAAGTCATTCGCATGAATAATCTCAAACTAGACCCTAGACTACTCGCTAAATTGGTCGATGAAGAATATGGTGCAGGCGAAGAAGGTACAGATGAGTTGAACGCTAAGTATAAAAAGGACACACCCGGTCAATGATAAAGTTTGGGCAACATGCGGATGTAGAGAAAGCCATGTGGTTTATGGAAGCAAACGATATTTCACTTATAGATAATGTGTATCGTCCACTTTCAGAAAGCTACTTTCAATTCTTTCGTGAAGCAAGACAATACTATAAAGATGGTGCATTAAATGTATCTTCACTCGATGCTCAAATTCTAGAAACTGACCTCGGTGAGATGGCAGACTATCAAGGAGAAGAAGTTCCTCTTGATTGCCCCCTTGTCGAAGAAGCTGAACCAGAACTCAACAAGCCAAAACGTGGTGGTCCAAAGAAGTTCTATGTGTATGTGAAAGACCCGTCTACAGGTAATGTAAAGAAAGTTACTTGGGGTGACACAACGGGTCTTAAAGCTAAGATCAATGATGTTGCTGCTAGAAAGTCATTCGCTGCAAGACATAAATGTGATACGAGAAACGATAAAACAAAGCCATCTTATTGGGCGTGTCGTCTACCACGATATGCTAAGATGCTTGGTATGCAAGTAGATAATCCTAGTTCTTGGTGGTAAAATATGAAGCCGTATGTAGATTATGAAAAAGAAGGTGGTGTTTGGATTCGTGAGTTCGACGATGATACGACTGAACTCGAATGGCACCGTGATGAGACAGATAGACTTGTAGAAGTTATTGAAGGTGATGGTTGGATGTTTCAATACGACAACGACTTACCATTTAGTATAAATAGTTCAAATACAATATTCATACCTAAAGAAACGTTTCATCGTCTTCATAAAGGTAAGAACAAGTTAAAAATTAAGATAAAGGAATATTCAGATGGCTAAAGATATTGATTCGGGGAATGTTGAAAAGGCTTTGAAACATGATTGTGCAAGTCACGTTGTTCATGAGGAGTGGGGTGCTGGAAGATGTATTCCTGAAATGCACACCATCGTAGAACAGGAAGACGGCACAGGTTTTGTAACTCATTATGATATCATGTTCGAACATGGTATTGAAAACAATGTAGCAGTTGAATCTGTTAAAGTGACAAAATCAGAAGCACATCTTCATTCGAGTAAGAAAAAGAAGATGGATGAAAAATTTGCAAAAGTCACTAAGAAGACTGATGACGGTGATGGTATGGACCCTGTTGGAAAAGACGATGCCGACATCGACAACGATGGTGACGTAGACGATTCTGATAAGTATCTTAAAATGCGCCGTAAGGCAATCGGTAAGGCTATCGCTAAAAAAGAAGCTAAGTCATATGGCGTCGTCAGTCGATCAATGACGCCAATGAGAGATAGGTTTGGCAAATCTGATAGCGAAAAAGAAGCTGAAGCGAAGAAGAAAAAAGAAGCTGAAGCTAAAAAGTAATTACAAAACTCAAGAAGGAGATACGCCATGGCACTCTGGGGTACATCAGATGCTGACGAAGCAAAACCAAAGTATTTAACAGACGCACAGAAGAAGCAGGTCTATGCTACATCCGCTGGTTGGGTTGCAGAGCCTGGTCTTTCTGGTAACGGCAATGCAAGCGCCCAACCAGAAGTTCTAGTTGCCATCGGCGGTCAAGCTGTTGGTATTGGTGCTGCTGATATCACTGAAATCGAATTCATCACAACTGCAATCGCAGCAGATACCGCTGCTCCTCTATCAGTTCGTGTTCGCTTCAACGAAGAAGTTGATGTTAATACCACTGGTGGTACACCACAGCTAACTGTAACGAATGATAGCGCTGGTACTAGCACCAGTGTTAATATCGTTCTGCCATATGCTTCTGGTACAGGTACAAACGAACTTGTATTTACGCATACATGGTCATCAGGCGAACTACTTGCAACAGACGTTGTATCTATCGGCACCAATGCTCTTGCTCTAAATAGTGGTACTATCAAGGATGCTGGTACTTCTACTAACTCCACTATCACTAACTCAAGTGCTATTGGAACAGCAGCAGGTACAATTACTGTATCATAATTATTTGTAACACTGTGGATTTATCATGGAACTAACTGAAGAAACGTTTTTACTATACGCAGCGAAGTACTATGAGAATCCGCAGTGTTCAAGTTATGAAGAGTTCGAGGACGATCTGAAACGTATACAGTATCTCAAGCGACTCTTCAATCGTTATGAAAGTTCAGGTGAATTAAAGGAACGGCTAATACTCAACCATATTATAGTCCTCTACAACTGTTTTGGTTTAGCAGCGACAAATATCTTATTTTTAAAACTAGAAGAACATACAAAAGTTCTAAAGCCGTTTCTCCTGAAACTTAACTTTATGCCTGACTTTGTAGCATACAACAAAAAACGTGTGCTAAGTACTGACATAGCGATGGATGCAAATGTAATAGAGAAGATTAGGAACATCTAATGATTGTCGATTTATTTCTCGTATACAACATGGTTAAAAGACTTGCCACTCCTTTCAATGAGTGGGAAGCGTACAAACGTGGAATAATCGATGAGCGTGGCAATCTCCTAAAGAGCAGAAAAGACTTACGCACAATTAAAGAACGAGATGCGTTTGGTCTATACGATTTAATGATTCTAAAACTAAAAAGACTAGTTGAGAAGGTGCCTGGCGGTAAAACGAGATTGGGTTCATATGCTGCTGCTTTATATCTTGTCAAAGAGGGTAAACTCTATACTGAAGACACTTCTGATAAGATTCTTGAAGAAGGATTCATGAAGCATTATACGACGCTCTCAGAGGATGATATCAATCTTCGTTTTGAAGAGATTGCTAATGCTGCTGGCAGTGGCAATGTTGCTGGTCTGCCGCCTGATGATCCAGTGGTATCTAAGAAGTCACAGAAGAAGCTATTGAAGCGGAAAGAACTTCAAGGAGTTAAATAATGCCTATTTTCATTTTAATTTTTGTTCTTATGGGTGTTCTGGGTGGTGTTGGCTATGGTGGGTTCATGTATTATGAGGACACACAAGAGCGTCTGGCCATCTATGCTGAGAATCAAGCGAAGCTAGAGCAGGCTGTTGAAACATCTCAAGCGACGATCAAACAGATGAATGCTGACATTCAACAGCAACAAGCACTGAACAAAGAACTTCAAAGTAATCTCACAAAAGCAACTGAGCAGCAAGACAAGCTGCGAAAGGTTCTATCGAAGCGTGACCTATCGAAAGATGCGCTAAAAGACCCGAAGAATCTTGAAGAGAGGATGACAAATGCAACTACAAAAGTTTGGGCTCGTATTGAGTCTCTTAGCGGTAACGATGCTCGCCAGCGGATGCTCGACCGGGAGAAAGCCGCTGCCAGCAAAGATAGTAACGCAGACGGAGTACCAGTCAAAGCAGATTCAGGAAGCGGCCCCGCCAAAACCAATTGAACTGTATGACGTTGATATTCGAGTTGTAAGTGAAAAGAACATTGATGAATTTTTGGAAGAGTTCAGAAATGAAAACGGTCAACTCGCTATTGTTGCATTTTCTATTCGTGGATATCAAAACTTAGCACTAAACGTATCCGAGTTGGAACGATACATTCGCCAACAAAAGGAAGTTATCCTCTATTACGAGAAAGCGATTAAACCAGCAGATGACGAATCAGAATCAGAATCAACTAAGCAAACTTCAAAGTGAGGTGAGTAGTATCAAAACTACAGTTGAAACCAATAGACTTCTAGTTGATAGACTAGATAGAGCGATTGAAAAAATGGCTGAAGTTTCGAGTCATATTTCAAAGCTGTTGGCTGTGCATGAAACTCGTATTGAAAATCAAGATGAAAGCATCAGCATCACCCACAAACGAATTTCAGAATTGCGTGATGATCTCAATCACACGATGGAGCGCAACTACGACTCTATCGTAGCAGAGTTTAAAGTTGTCAAAACAATGTTCGAAAAGCACGAGAAACGTATCATCATGCTTGAAAAGTGGAAGTATGGTGTGATCGCCTCTGCCGCTGCTATTGGATTTTTAATGTCCAAGGTTGACATTTCTGCCATGTTTTAGGTTGACATTCCCTACATATGCTGTATAATAGCTTTATTGCTGTTGATGTAAGGAAGAGTTAATTGAATCCTATTGATATGAAGTTCGCTAATCTCTTGTCAAATAGACTAGAGAGATTCAGTGTAAAGTCTATGCACCCATACAGGGTCAACTGTCGTTGTCCTATCTGCGGTGATTCCCAAAAATCGAAGACGAAGGCTCGTGGGTGGATACTCGAAAAGAGTCATGAATTGACTGTGTTCTATTGTCATAATTGCAATGCGAGTCATAATCTTCGATACTTTCTCAAAGTAGTTGATCCTATGCTATACAACGATTATGTTGCAGAGCATGGTCTTGAGAAGCTATCGACTAAGAAGAAAGAGCCTAAAGCGCTAAACTTTAAAACACCTAAGTTTCGTAAGAAAGGTTCGCCTCTTCTAAAACTCAAAAAGATTTCTCAACTGATGCCTAATCACAAGGCAAGAGTGTATGTTGAGTCTCGCAAAATCCCCACAAACAAGCATTATAAATTATACTACGCTTCAAAGTTTGTTGAGTACGTCAACTCTCTAGTACCAGGCAAACTAGAGATGAGAGAACACTCTCGACTTGTACTACCATTTATAGATGCTAGAGGAGAGGTGTTTGGATTTCAAGGTCGAGCGTTCGATAAAGACCAGCTTAGATATATAACTATTATGCTGGATGAATCTAAAGAAAAGGTATACGGGCTACAAGATTTAGACTATAATAGCAAGTATACAGTCGTTGAAGGACCAATTGATAGTCTGTTTCTAGATAACTCTATTGCGATGGCTGGTGCATCTTTTAACACGCTACTGAAGCCTGAAAATGCTACTATCGTGTTTGATAATGAGCCAAGAAACAAGCAGATTGTTGAGAAGATGGAGAGGTGTGTACAACAGAAATATAGAGTATGTATGTGGCCTGACACTCCAGGCAAAGATATAAATGAAATGATAATCAACGGGATGAAATCTGCCGACATTCAACTTATTATAGATAGTAATTCATATAGAGGATTAGAAGCTGAGATGAGACTCGTCACATGGAAAAAGATATAAGGGAATAAGAAATGGAACATATGGGTATCACTGTTAGCCCGAATAAAGACCAGTTGTTCGATGATTTGGGAATTCGTCGTCTCAAAGAATCGTATATGAAAGAGGATGAACTAAGTCCACAAGAACGATTTGCTTTTGTTTCTAAAACATTTGGTTCTAATATTGAACACGCTCAAAGGCTATATGAATACTCATCAAATCATTGGCTAAGTTATTCTACACCTATTCTATCATACGGTAAATCGTCGAAAGGATTGCCTATATCATGCTACTTGAATTGGATTCCAGATACTGCGGAGGGGTTAGTTGATACGCTTTCTGAAACTAACTGGCTTAGTATGCTTGGCGGTGGTGTGGGTGTTGGGTTTGGCATTCGTTCTGCTGGTGATAAGTCTACGGGTGTCCTCCCACATCTAAAGATGTATGACGCTTCTTCTCTTGCATATCGTCAAGGTAAGACTCGTCGTGGTTCTTATGCTGCTTATCTTGATATCGACCATCCAGATATTCTTCTATTCCTTGAGATGAGAAAGCCAACTGGAGACCAAAACTTCCGTTGTCTCAATCTTCATCATGGTATTAACATCTCAGACAAGTTTATGAATCTTGTAGAGAAGTCTATGCTTGATCCTAATGCAGATGATAGCTGGGAACTCAAAGAACCAAATAGTGATGAGGTTAAAGAAATTGTGCCTGCTCGTGAGTTGTGGCAACGTATTCTTGAAATGCGTATGCAGACCGGTGAGCCATACATTCACTATATTGACACTACAAATAGAGCGCTTCCATCTTGGCTCAAAGACAAGGGTTTGAAGGTTAGACAATCCAATCTCTGCTCTGAGATTACACTACCTACAGACAACGACCGCACTGCTGTTTGTTGCTTGTCTTCGTTGAACCTAGAACACTTTGATGAGTGGTCACAGAACGATATGTTTCTTCAAGACGTTCTAGAGATGCTTGATAATGTACTGCAAAAGTTTATTGATGATGCACCCGACTTTGTTTCAAGAGCTAAATATTCTGCTATGCGTGAGCGTTCAGTTGGTGTAGGCGCTCTTGGATTTCACGCTTTTCTACAGAAGAATAGTCTACCATTTGAATCTGCTATGGCAAAGTCTTACAATATGCGTATCTTCAAGCACATTAGAGAAGGGTTAGACGTAGCGAATATAAAACTTGGTACTAGTAGAGGAGAAGCACCTGATGCTAAGGGCACTGGTCGTCGTTGCAGTCATGTTATGGCTGTTGCTCCTAATGCATCTTCTTCCATCATTATGGGCAATACATCTCCTTCTGTCGAGCCTTGGAGAGCTAATGCATACAGGCAAGACACACTAAGTGGTGCATTTCTAAATAAAAATAAGTTTCTTGACGCTTTAATCAAGAAAAAGATTGATGAAGACCCTTCGATCAACTATGATAGAGTTTGGTCATCGATAATTGCACACGAAGGTTCTGTGCAGCATGTGAAGTTTCTTTCTGATTACGAAAAAGATATATATAAGACAGCAATGGAAATTGACCAGCGATGGGTTATCGAACACGCTGCTGATAGACAGATGTTTATTGACCAAGCACAGTCTTTGAATGTATTCTTTCGACCAGATGCAAATGTGAAATACTTACACGCTGTTCATTTCTTAGCGTGGAAAAAGGGTCTGAAGACGATGTACTATTGTCGGTCTGAGAAGATTGGTAAAGCAGACAAAGTGTCTCGTCGTATTGAAAGACAAGTTATTCAAGAACTAGATATGTCTGCTATCGCTATGGGTGAAGATTGTATTGCCTGCGAAGGTTGATGATTAAAGGAGAGTTATAATGTTTATGACTGATGATACGAAAACTTCTTGGAATATGCAAAAGAATGGCTATGAACTAACCGAGAAGTTATCGTTTGAAGATAAGGCGATTAAAAAGTTTGTGCCGACGCTGAAAGAGATTGGTGTGCATCCTTATAGGTGGGTTCGTCTCACTGTACCTGAAGGGTTCATCTATAAGCCAGACAGAATGCCTATGGCGCCTGGACTAAAGATGTTGCTTGATATTGATTTTGCTAGAAAGGCATACACTACATATGACTACCTAGCATGGAAACTTCGTTGCTATAATAAGGGTTGCATCACATCAAATATTGTACCACCAAATAAAGTGTCTACTGAAGCTGAACAGGCTATCAATGAGTTGTTTTTGATTATGGTTGATTCTGAAACAGCGAAGTATCCTATCTCAACAGTTAAAAGGAAATTGGTTGGAATTATGATTAAAAATCTCAATGGGAGAGCATTGAAGCCTCGCTCTGGAGACGATCAAAGAGTTGTAGATGAAAATTAAAATAGTTACATCAGATTGGTGTACTTATTGTGAAGCCGCAAAGAAACTTCTGAGGGATAATGGGTTAGACTATACCGAGGTTGACTTGGCTGATAGTTTTGACCTCATGGCTGAACACAATCTTCGTACAGTCCCTCAGATTTTTGTTAATGAAAAACTACTAGCAGGAGGTTATACTGGTCTCAAAGAGAGCATAAACCTCTTAAAGAAAGGAGATGGCGATGAATAAAATCGTTATTGCTGGACTGGTATTCGTAGCAGTCGTTGTTGGTGTTGTGTATATATTTGGAGCTGATATTAAAGGTTCGTTTGTAGAGAAGTCAGTACCAGCAGCTACAGTACCCGAAACCTCAACTCCAATCAAAAAATAAGGAGAACTACAATGCAATGGTTTAAAGATAGATTGTCAGAGCGTACTACACTAGACGGCACTGTAATGGTTGTCGGTGGTCTTGTACTGCTTCTATTGCCAGTAACAGTTGTTAAGATTGTCGCTGGTTGCGCTCTTGCTTATGGCGCATATACACTAATCATGAAGGGCTAAAAAACATATGCTAACCGATGAGAGGCTTTATTTTAAGCCATTTAACTATCCTAAAATGTATGATCTATGGTTAAAGCACGAGCAATCTCATTGGTTGCATGGTGAAGTACCGATGATGGAAGATATTAAAGACTGGCGTAATCGTTTATCAAGCGCCGAAAAATATTTTCTTATACAAATCTTTCGGTTCTTTACGCAATCTGATATCGACGTGGCAGGTGGTTACGTTAAAAACTACCTGCCACACTTTCCTCAACCAGAAGTCCGTATGATGCTTATGGGATTTGCTGCTCGTGAAGCAATCCATATCGCTGCGTATTCACATCTAATCGAAACTCTTGGTATGCCAGAAAGCACATACAATGAGTTTCTAGAGTATGATGCAATGCGTGAGAAGCATGAGTACTTTATGGCAAAGGTAGACAATGAAGCAGTGCTACCAGTCAAGATGGCTGCAATCTCTGCATTCACTGAAGGTCTCGCACTGTTCAGTTCATTCATTATGCTACTGAACTTTCCTCGTCATGGTAAGATGAAGGGTATGGGTCAGATTGTTACATGGTCTATCGTTGATGAAACGATGCACGCCGAAGGCATCATTGCTCTGTTTCGTTCATATCTTGAAGAGAATCCAGAAGTTTGGAATGATGACACGAAGGGTCAAATCTACTCTATCGCTGAGAAGATGGTGGAACTTGAAGATGATTTCGTTGACCTAGCGTTTCAGATGGGCGAGATGGAAAATCTCACAGCAGCAGAAGTCAAGCAGTACATTCGTTACATCGCTGACCGTCGTTTGATTTCTATGGGTATGAAAGGTATTTTCAAAATCAAGAAGAATCCTCTTCCGTGGGTAGAGGAAATGATTAACGCTCCTACTCATACAAACTTCTTCGAGAATCGTTCTACCGACTATGCTACCGCAGCACTCAGTGGCTCTTGGGAAGATGTTTGGGGACAGAGTAATGGATGATGAATATAATGTAGAGCATACTTGCGATTCGTGTGGAGCGGTATTCACTATCAAACACGAACTATATGATGACGTTCTCTATTGCCCATTCTGCGGAGATGATGCATTGATTGATGAGGAGACGATAGAATAACATGGTTTTACAATGGTGAAGAATTCTTAGATATACCTGAAGATTATATTGGATTCGTTTATATTATTACACAATTAGATACTGATAAAAAGTATGTTGGTAAGAAGCTATTTTGGTCTAAGAAGACCTTACCACCACTCAAAGGTAAGACTCGCAAAAGACGCAAGATAGTTGAATCCGATTGGCAAGACTATTTTGGTAGTTCTGAGTTGGTGAAGAGTCTTCTACTAGAGAATGGTAGAGACGCTTTTCGCCGTGATATTCTTTACCTCTGTAAGACTAAGGGAGAGATGGGTTATCTAGAAGCAAAAGAGCAGTTTGATAGAAACGTTCTGCTAGATAACTCATATCTAAATGGCATCATAAACTGCAAAATTCACCGTTCTCATGTAAAAAATTTAAAAAAGGGTTGACATTCGTTTCTAAAATGATTATATTAAATATATCAGAAACGAAAAGGAATGACGATGAGCAAATCTCAAATGACTTATGATCAACTGATGTGCGAATGTGAAAATGCCATCGACGATTTCGATAAGTCGAAATTCAGCCTGTATCGTAGGCTGATTGTTCTGAAGCCAGCAAAGAAGTATGCAGCTAAGATTGCTGAATATTATTCTCGCTTGCAGGAAGAACTACGAGAGTTGGTTGAGGATAAAACTCCTGATCTCGTTGAAGCATACGATTATCTCAAACTCCCACAACGAAAGAAGTTTCTCGCATTTGTGACCACTCTTGTCGAAGACGCTAATTCTTATGCTGCAAGCAAGAAGAAGGTGCGTGTGAAGCGCAAGGTGTCATCCGAGAAGATTGTTTCGAAACTTAAATACAAGCAATCTGATGGAGACTTCAAGCTGAATAGCATTGATCCTATCGTCATTCCTCAGAGCGAGATACTATTTGTTTTCAATACAAAGTATCGTGACTTGTTTATCTACCAAGCAAAGGAGGGCGAGAAGCTATCTGTAAAGGGTACGACCTTACAGAACTTTGATGAGGAGAAGTCCTTCAAGAAGAAAATTCGCAAACCAGAAGATGCTCTTAGTAGTGTGCTAATGTCTACTAAACTTCGTTCTATCAAAGCGTTTAGTGAAATCAAAACAAAGCCAGGTGTTGCAACAGGTCGTATCAATGGTGACTGTGTTTTACTACGAGCGATATAGGAGAGAATGATGAATCACACTGACGAAGTTAAAGAGTATAAAGGTGTAGCATATTTTAAAGACCGTAGAGATGCTGTGGCACATATGGAAAAATATGCACCGAAAGGAATGATTCGTAGCTATGGTAGGGGTTACGCTGTTCAAACTGTAATATCTGGCCCATACCTTAACAAATCTGGATCGACTTGGTTGACAAAGATGCCAGATATTACTTGAATAAGTAAAACTTAATGTGAAGGAGAGAATAAGGGATATTACTTTTAACTATGAGCGATATAGAAGAGAATAAGGGATATTACTTTTAACTATGAGCGATATAGGAGACAATAATGGATATTACTTTTACACCAGATGACCCAGAAATTGGCGAGGTGGAGTTTACGTTGGATAATGAAACCATTGCATCCAACGTCATTCTCTTTCCAAAACGAACGTCACCAGACTTCGAGCCTCCTCAGAATAGAGAACAGCTACACAAGCGAATCAAAGAGGAGCAGATTGAAGTAGCGATTGACATTGCCACTGAAGTTCTTGTGCAGACGCTAGGTTCGCTAAGAGATATGGGATTCAATATCAACAAGAATGAGAAGCTAGGGTATGATGCTGCTCTGATGGTAGAATGCACGAAAGCCTTAATCATGAGAATGCAAGGAAACCAACACCCCCTACACAATAACATTGAAGAAGTTATTCCAATGGAAGATTTTGGGACAGATCCAATCACATATTATAATGAGTTTCTATCCATTCTCGACGGTGAGGAATAATTTTTTTAAAAAAACTTCAAAAAAGTGGTTGACTTTTGTTTTGAAAACTGTTACAATATGTATATTGAATGATTGAAAAGGAAGAAAGAAAATGGCTCACGAACTTGAAATCGTAAACGGTGAAGCGCAGATGGCATATGTTGGGGATGTTCCTTGGCATGGTCTGGGTGTTGCAGTGCCTGAAGACACTTCTGCTATGGACATGATGTCCCTTGCTGGTCTCGACTGGCGTGTTGAAGAACTCGAATCTTTCGTCGAGTTCAATGGTGAGAAGATTCCGACTGGTTCAAAAGCGCTCGTGCGTGACATTGACAGTAAGGTGCTAACTCAGGTTGGTGCTAACTGGAACCCAGTGCAGAACTCTGAAGCGTTTGAGTTCTTCAATGAGTTTGTTGAAGCAGGTGATATGAAGATGCACACTGCTGGCTCTCTTAAAGATGGTCAGATTGTTTGGGCGCTCGCCAAGGTCGAGGATGACTTTGAACTCTTTAATGGAGATAAAGTCGAATCGTTCCTGCTCTTCTCTAACCCTCATCAGTATGGCAAGTCGATTGATATTCGCTTCACTCCTATCCGTGTGGTGTGTAACAATACGCTGACATACTCTCTCGGTAAGACTGCTGAGAATGCTGTAAAGTTGAACCACCGTAAAGCGTTTGATGCTGAAAGCGTCAAGGCTACTCTTGGTATCGCTCACAGCAAGATGGATCAGTATCGTGAGATGGCTCAGTATCTTGGTTCGAAGCGTTACAATGCTCCTTCTCTTGATGAGTATCTCACTGAACTGTTCGGTACTAAGACTGGTACGGAGGGCGACCTCACTCGCACGGGTGAGACTGTTCGTAGCCTGATGGAGACTCAGCCCGGTGCTGAGTATGCTGAAGGCTCTTGGTGGACTGCTTACAATGCAGTGACCTACTTCACTGATCACGTTGCTGGTCGCTCAAACGATACTCGGATGCAGTCTGCTTGGTTTGGTGCGAACCAAAAGAAGAAGATGAATGCTCTAGAGAAGGCGTTAGAATACGCTGACGCTGAGTAGAGTAATGAAAGCAAATGTCTTTATTCGTTTGAAGCCATTTGTCACTCGTGACCCGCATGGCAAAGGAGTTGAAATGACTCTTAGTCAAGCGGGTATCACTGGTGTAAATGAAATCCGTCAAGGCAAGTTTATCGAAGTTGATGTTGATATTGATGACCCAGCAATCGCTAAACAGCGGGTCAGAGAAATGTGTGATGGATTGCTTGCTCACTCTGTAATCGAAGACTACGAAATAGAAATGGAAATCTAATGCGTAAAATACTTTTCACTGTTACGTTCGCTCTTGCAGTTTCTGCTTGTGTGACAAACCAAGATAGCGGTACAGTTATCGGTGGTGTTGCTGGAGGGCTTCTCGGTAACACTATCGGCAAGGGTTCTGGTAGAGGTATTGCCACTGTGGGTGGTGCTGTTCTCGGTGCCGTTGTAGGCTCTAAAGTAGGTGAGAATATGGACCAGCCTAAGACCGTTGTCCATATGCCGCCTGCTCATCACCTTCCGCACCCTCAAGAACACGAATGCAATGACTACATAACCAATCCTGGCGCATATGATGCTTGTCAGCGTGGTATCAAGCATCGTGAACATCTAGAGCAAAAGCGCCTTGAGCGAGAAGCGTTTCGACGGGGTGCAAAAAAATAATCTTTTTTTGAAAAAACCGTTGACATTTGCTGTCAGAGTGCTTATATTATAGATATGAACAGAGCAAAGAAGGATTCGAAGATGAAGTTTGACTACACCTCTCACGACCAAATCGACCTTGGTATGCAGCAGTATATCAAAAGCGTGGCGTGTGTAGATAACATCATCGAGGTGACCCTCGAACAGATAAACGATTATCTCAACGAAATGGATTGGTGGTATGGTGATGAATAAAGCATACAAGGTATCCGTGATTGCTCTGGTGGCTGCGGTGACCTACGCTCTCGTTGCTGATAGAAGCACTGCTAGTAATCCAGATAAGCAATTTCGTATAGTATATGAAACGACTGACGCATCTGTGATTGACCAAGCACATTGTCTTGCGACTAACATATACTTCGAAGCAAGGCACCAAGAAGACGATGAGAAAGAAGCGATCGCTAACGTGGTTATCAATCGTGCCAGAGATAAATCGTTTCCAGATACAATCTGTGGAGTTGTTTATCAAGCAGTGAGAGATTCGAATGGCAACCCACTTCGCAACAAATGCCAGTTCTCTTGGTACTGCGATGGTAAGTCAGATAGAATTAAAGATGCTGCTGCTTATGAGGAAGACTTTCTTATCGCACTAGTCGCAATGATGAATCGTGAAGAAGAAGGACCAGATAATGATAACGCATACGATAACACTAATAATTCTCTTTGGTATCATGCTCATTACGTTGAGCCATATTGGGCAGCAGCATACACATTCCAGCAGCGCATTGGTGCCCACCTCTTCTATAGTCGCTAATGTCTGAAGAAACTAACATAATCATTCTTGATAAACTTATCGCATCTCGTCTAAAAAAAGAGAAGGAGTTGAAATACTATCAAGAAGAGTTAATAGAACTACAGGAGAAGATGAAGATGCTTCAAATGGATATCGATGTAACGAATATCATCATTCGAATGATCAATGATGAAAACGTCGTCGATTTGAAAACATATTTGATTGAGAAGGGATAATAAAAATGGTTTATTCTGCGGCTGAAGAGGTCGCACACAAAGAAGAAAAATATCACCGCCTGTATATGGACATTGCATATCGTGTTGCAGAAATGTCTCACGCAAAGCGTCGTAAGGTGGGTTGTGTAATCGTCAAAGATGAACGTATCATCTCTATGGGATGGAACGGTATGCCAACTGGAATGCCTAATCTCTGTGAAGACTATGATACTCTTCGTGCTGTATCCACTACGAAAAAAGAGGTGCTACACGCAGAAGCGAATGCTTTGATGAAACTAGCAAAGTATGGTTCATCGTCAAATGGAGCA